GTCAAAGCCACCTCTCTCTATAAATGCAACCCTCATTTTGTTGCATAGTGTGCTAAAGCAGGCTTTGTTTACTCGAAGGAGGAGGTTGAGGATAACATTTAGTCTTCACACGGGGGCCACCCTAATCTGAGATCTCTAATAGACAAACTCTATGCCAAGAACCTCAATCAGCTGCTGAACTCAGAGAGACCAAGAAAAATTTTGATTGATGTAGGGAGCAAATACACTGTGACCACCAGACTTTGTAGAGCTCACTTTGACAACCCTCAACAAGTAGCTAATCATGACTTCCCCATTCAAGATGATTAGTACACAAACCTTCAGCAGATTGAAATCTTTCTCTAATAAAACCCTGCTCTCACTCCATTATTCTGTGTCAGACCCAATCTTTCCAACTATGATAATCAATACTACTTGAATAATCCAAAGCCAGAGTCGCTAATCCCAGGATCAACCTTAGTAGTAATAAACATCCAGGACACCCTTGAGAACTTTTTAGCCCAGCTAGCCAATACCAATATCTCACCAGCTGGAGTTGCTAAGCAAATCCTGATGAATGATTGCCATTACTATTTTGACTAAATTCCCTAGGACGATGACACTGAATTCTACGTCTCAGGCCTTCTCTTTGAACAACTTCCAGGAAGCTATGTACTACCCTGCTCAGAAGGTATGTACTCAATTTTCAATAGAGACGGACACTAGCAGGTTTTAATGAGGACAAACGGATCAGGCACCTAGTATGAGCATAGGAACATTGGGGCTCATCAAACAGATGTATTAGTCGACTTTGGATGGTTAAGATTTTTCTCTTGGTAGGGACAGGACTACAATGCAAACTTTTTCTAGACTGTTTCCACCACCCAACAAGTAGGCTATCCTCAGAGTAACTATTTCAAAGATATGTATTCTGTGAAAGACTACCCAGCAGAGAGGTTCAGATCTTGCTTCAAAGACTATCTAGATCTTCCTCAGGTCCCCAAAACCATAGAAGTTCAAATTCCTAATATTGACCAGGTTTTGAATACCATCGCACCTTTGCCAATAAAGAAGCAGCCTCACTACACTATTCAAATACAGTAGGCCTACTCTCTGATAATGATGGTTAACATTCTTTGAAGGATCTTTTAGTTCCTCTTCACATTGCTCTTAACTGGTGTATTTGGAATCCCTGCGCTCTTAATGCTGATCGATGATTTGATCATACTCTACAACGGAAATCTCATCACTATTCACATTTGGGATACTAAGTACGGACTGCGCCCAAGAATGCATCTTTTGAGAATGGCCAGAGACTTCTTCCTCAAAGCGTGGTATGGCTACAATATTGTCCAAGATTCAGACGGACCAGCCTGGAGAAAGTATTTACTGGGTGGTAGAGATTGAATTGCTCACTTGATAGAAAAGACAGGAACTACCTCTTATCAAGATGACCTCTACTTCAAACCTAACCGCAACTCTATCTCCAAACTACCCTCTCAGCCATTAACAGAATTTGATTATTTCTATGAAAAACACTCCTCCATTGTCTAACAACCCACAGCCCCTTAGCTATAGCTCCATGTACAGCACAATTAGTGAGCACTGAATTAGCTAAATCAAGCCTTGATCATTGCACAAACTTAGCTTGATTACGGGGTGCCAAGGAAGGTCAAATGCCTGAAGACAGGTTTTGACGTTCAGAAATACGGGAAGACAGTGAGAGAATTTGAATTTGACTCTAAGTCGTAGAATAATCTCTACTACGCTTTCATGCATAGACACAATGCCAACCTGATTCAGCCAAATCTCACAGAGGTTCATGATTTTAGGATTTTCTGCTCTGGACTTATCGACTCCTGGATCGACAACATGATCCCAGTCGAATAGATTCCTCTTTTCTCAGTCTACGATTTTATCTCCAACAGAAACTGGGAGCCTAACAAGAAAAATAGGTACCTCAATAACATATCAAGATAGATGAAGAATCCTAAATACAGCAACTTCAAAGCCATATTCACCACCATGGTCAAATCAGGTGAAGTTTATCAGCTCATTGGCGATCAAGAACCAAGAAATCACGAAGCTTGACCCAGATGCATTTTCAATCCCTCAGAAAATGCCTGTGGAATACTCACATACATCCAGCAATTTATTTTCAACGACTTGAAAAGCAAAGGCAAGAATGGATGAATTGTTTGCCCTGAGTTTATCCACGGAATGTCCTCAGAAGATCTATTAGAGTGAATCAAACTCGTTCTGGATGGATAAGATCTGGCTCAAGTCTAATCTATTTCTATGGATGGCTCTGCTTTTGATTCCAACTAAAATCACCACGTCTAATCAGCAGTAGATGTTCAATTTGCAGAAGCTTATTCTCCATGATTGCTGAAAATACTCCACCTTTTGAACGAAACTTTTGAATGGAGAATTTGAGTTGAGCCTCTTCATCAATGTATCATCAGAGCAATGACAGATCTGGAAATGGACGTTTTCGTTCCAACCAGGGGAGTCGCTAATACCAATAAAGCCTCCCTAGAACTTTACAGAAGACACGGTGGACTGAGTAATGAAGTAGCGCACTTCCGGATATAGGGCACTACTTTTTCAGGACACCCCACACTCACGATCCTAGGTAATACTCTAAGATCTATT